TTACGCACTCCTAACCAACCAACTCGGGACCAGGACTAACCGCGTAACGGCTATGCAAGTACCGGCATTCGTCGACGCCCTCAAAACCTACACACACACAATCAGCGCATTCGCACTACGCGAGTACCGTTACGACGAGCCCGTAGTTATCCGGCCGTTCCTACAAATGCCCTCCAAGATCTACCCTTACGCCTCAGTAATTCAACGCACACTCTCAGATCTGCTCATGTATGACCGGGCCTACTGGCTAGTAACCGAGCGCACATTTGACGGGTTCCCGTCCAGTATCGAGGTTATGCGCGTCGAGGACGTAATCGACACCCCGCCGGTATACGTTGGAATCCAAGAAAACTACCAACCACCCGCAGACCCTTTCTACTATTTAGCCAGGCAAGTACCAACCCGCGACGTCATTAAGTTTTACGGATCCGGCGAAGGCGGTTGGCTCGCCAACGGAGCTACAGCAATATCGACGGCCGCAGCTCTCGAAGCGGCTACCCTAATGTACAGCTCGACGCCTATCCCGACCGTAGCCCTAAAAAACTCCGGGCCAGATCTACCAGCCGAACAGGTAGAAGCTCTACTCATGGCATGGGAGGAAGCCCGCGAAAACCGCGGAACCGCTTACCTCAACAATACAATCGACGCCCAGGTTATGGGTTTCAGCGCCAGAGACGTACAGCTCGTCGAGGCCAAGAACCTAGCCGCAATCGCGATCGCTCGCCTCGCCAATTTGGATCCCGTATGGGTCGGGGCCGGTGTACCCGGATCTAGCCTTACCTACTCGAACCGCGTCGACTTATACCGCAACCTGCTCGACACGGCCCTACGCCCAATAATGCACCTATTCGAGCAGCGCCTATCTATGCCAGACGTCACCCCTCGCGGCCGTACGATTAAGTTCGATACAACCGCCTTCCTACGCGCCAACCCAACCGAGACCGCTGACCTCATTACCAAATTACTACCCCTCGGCGTACTTACCGAGGACGAAGCAAAAATGTTGCTAGACCTCCCGACCTTGGGAGTGTTTAGCATGACTCCAGGAGTAATCTAAATGAAGCAACTAAACACCGAATCAACCGTAGTATTCCAAGAGCGCGAAGGGAGCCAGGGCGACATCGTAGGCAGCGGCCACGGCATGGCAGTCCCCTACGGCACAGAAACAATGATCGGTGGCGTACGGGAATCGTTTGCCCCTGGATCATTTGACCTGGACAACGTAATCGGCAAGCCACTCGCTTACCGTCATGGAGAACCCGTCGGGATCATTACCGGAGCCGAGAACCGCGAGGACGGACTCTATATCGACTTCGATATTGTCGACACGTCGCTAGGACGCGATGCCGCAGTACTAGCCAGGACTAACACGATCAAGGGCCTATCGGTCGGTTTCAACCCACTTAAATCCGTCATGAGTAAAGCCCGTGACGCAATCCAACACACAGCCGCGAACCTCCTAGAGGTAAGCCTGACACCCTACCCTGCTTACGTCCAAGCTGGAGTAAGCAGTATCCGAGAAGAAGAAGAAAAAGAAGAAGAAGGAGAAACAATGTCCGAGACCATGGACTCGACCGAGCAGGTCTCGGTCGATCAAGAAGCCCGCGAAGCCGTAAAAAGCCTCCGGGAAGAAGTAGGAACCATTCATGCCCGCGTATTCACAAGCGAATCAAACGAACACCCCCTTGCAAAGTACCGCTCATTTGGTGAGTACTCCAAGGCAGTACTAGCAGGCGAAGTTGAAAGCCGCGCCCTAATCGACCAGGTCACAGCAAACAACCCTGGCGTAATGCCCCCTAACTGGTCACTTCAAGTCCGCGGAATTATTGACCTTGGACGCCGCGTTATTACTGGCGTCGGTGGCCCAGAATCAGCCGGAACTACTGGCATGGACTTTAACTGGCCTTACTTCGACGGTACTCTTACCGACATCGTGGAGGCTCAGGCTAGCCAAAAGGGCGAAGTTAATTCGGTTCGCATTGACCTGGAAAAAGGCACTGCAACCCTGGCAACCTACGCAGCCGGTTCCGATATTTCCTACCAGTTGCTAGAGCGTTCTAGCCCAAGCTACCTCGACGCACACAACCGCGTCATGCTTGCGTCATACGCAACAGTTACAGACCGTCAATTTACTAAAGACCTTTGGGACGACGGTACCGGGCTCCAAGATTACGACTTCGCAGCGGACACGACAGGCGCAGGCTTCCGCGAAGCTGTGTTCGGCGCTTCTGTCACGTGCGAGGACGCTACGGGAGTACCTGCTAGCGCGGTGTTCGTATCTACTGCCGTGTTCAAGAAAATTGGTGGTTGGTCGTCATTCTTCCCAGACGTATACGGCGTCCAAAACGTGTCCGGTGTTGCTACTGCTAGCACTCTTCGAGTTAGTGTGTCAGGTTTGCCAGTAATTCGGGCAAAGTACCTTGACACTAACGCCGCTTACAACGCAGTCGTAACTAACGGTGAAGCAGCTCGCTGGATTGAGGACGGCCCACGCCTAGCAACAGCCGAAAACGTAGCCCAATTAGGTAGAGATATATCTATCTATGGCTACGCGACGACTGCGGCTTACTTGCCTGCTGGCATTGTCCGTATGACCAACGTTTAACTAGAAAGGTAGCCGATCAACAATGGCACTTGTCACAGGCGAAGAACTCGCCGATAACCTAGACATCGAGTACTCCGGCGCAGCCGTGACGACACTTGACCAGGTTGCTGACGCCGCTAGCTTGTTGATCGGCTACCTCATTACCGCAACAGCGTTAGACGATGAACCTTCACCCTGTAAAGAGGCCGCTATGTCGGTAGCCGTCGAGATGTTTCAAGCCCGGTCTAGTGCCGGTGGCGAAGCAGTCTCAATGGACTTTACCCCTGGGCCTTACCGCTTATCGGTCTGGCTCACTCGTCGAGTAATGGGAGTAATCGCCCCCTACCTCGACATGAAAGGGGTAGTGGGGTGAGTCTCGCTACAGAAAGCCGCGAGGCAATAATCGCAGCTCTTACGGGCCACGGTTACAAGATCTACGACACAGTACCAGCGACACCAATAACCCCGTCTGTAGTGTGCGTACCGGACTCACCTTGGATTAGGCCCAATCGTTTAGGGTCTAATCTTAACTACGAAATTCGGTGGCGTATCCTCATTAACATTAACGCCAGGGTAAACGACTCAGCCACAAAAGCCACAGAAGACGCGATCGACGCCCTACTCGTAGAGCTTCCCGATACTGTCTTAGTGGAACTAATAAATGCCCCGCAGCTTCTCAGCATTGGAGCCCAGGGAACAGTTATGTCAACCGAAATAAACGTATCTATGCAAATGAAAGAAGGATAAAAAATGGCCGCTATATCCGTAGCCGGAGCCGCGTTCGTCGTCGAGGTCGGTACACCAGCCGTCCAATACGAGGACCAGATCACTTCCGGCACAATCACCACCACGCCCACAATCGTACGCACAAAGACGCTGTCAGATGTTGCGTTTGATCAGACGGACCTGAACAGCACAATGTCACTGGAGTTCCTCTACGACGAAAATACGGGCCTATTCGAGGCACTCCAGACAGCAATTGCCGCAGCGAATCCTGTAGCCGTCGTAGTCTCAAGTGCCACGGGTGCTTGGACAGGTGCTTCCATGTACATCGAAAGCGCCGAGGTTACTTTTGCCGCTGACGGTATTGCAACTTGCTCTACATCGCTAACCGGCACAGTAGTCTTCACTTAAGGTCTAGGGGGACATCATGTATCCAAAACTAAAAATTGAAGTTCAAGGTAAAGAACCGATCGAGGTCGAGACTTTGCCAGTGGACTTCATGATGTACGAAGAGCTGCAAGGGACTAAAGCCCCGAGCGAGCAAGGCTTACGGCTAACAATCGCTTACTACTATGTAGAAGGCAAAGAACCGCTAAACCTTAACCAGGTAAAAACTTGGGCTCGCTCGACTAGGTGCAAGGTAGAGCTTGTGAGTGAAACCGTGGACCCTACCCAACCGGAAGCCATTACCGCTTAATTATTAAAATGGCTCTCCGCACAGGTTGGACAATAGACCAGGTTAAAGCTCTAAAGCCCCGCGAAATCGTGACCATATTAGAGGAGTTAGAAAGTGGCTAAGCAGTCCGAGGTCTATATTCAGGGACTCGGCGAACTGCTACGCGACTTTAATCGACTGCCTAAAGACGCGGCTAAAGAGCTACGAACAGCCTCTAAAGTTATTGCCGAAAAGCACATGGTCCCAGCGTGGAAAAGTGCAGCTCTCACCTACGCCGGTCCCTGGGGTGAAGACCTGGCTAATAGTGTTCGGGCAGGCTCCGACCGCGTGCCTAAAATAATGATCGGCGGCAACCGTAAAGTAACCTCAGGCGGTGCAACGGCAAACATGCTCCGGTTCCCGGCCGATAAAGGCAACAGAGGCCGATCAGGTGACCGAGTACCCGCAGCCTTTGGCAGCGGCTCAAACTGGATCCAATACGCCCGAACCTACAAAGGTGACGCTATAGAGGAGTGGGGTAAAGCCGTAGACCGCGCTATTGGAAGGTGGGCTCTCTAATGGCAGCCGGTAAAACCTTAACCGTATTCCTAGCGGCTGACTTAAAAAACTTTAACCGAAACATTAACTCAGCCCAAAAAAGCGTAAAAGGCTTCGGCGGATCTATCGACAGTTTTCTAAAACCGGCCCTAATCGGTGCAGCGGCAGCGGCCGGAGTCTTTGCCGTCAAAATAGCCGGAGACGCTATCAAAGCAGCGCGAGACCTGGGAGAAACACAAAACAAAGTAAGCGTAATCTTTGGTGAATCTTCCCGCAGCATTATGCAATTCTCCGAAACAGCCGTAACCGCATTAGGTCAAACTCAAAATCAAGCATTAAGCGCAGCCGCCACGTTTGCCCAATTCGGTAAAGCCGCAGGACTAGCAGGAACCGACCTAGTAGGTTTCTCGACCGAGCTTGTAACCCTCTCAGCGGATCTCGCCTCATTCAATAACTCGACACCCGAGCAAGCAATCACCGCGATAGGTGCAGCTCTACGAGGCGAAGCAGAGCCCCTAAGAAGTTTTGGTGTACTGCTCGACGACGCCACGCTACGCGCCAAAGCCCTAGAAATGGGTATCTACGACGGATCTGGGGCCCTGACACAGCAGCAAAAGGTCTTGTCAGCACATCAAGTAATACTTTCACAAACAAAAGACGCCCAGGGAGACTTTGCTAGAACCTCCGAAGGCCTAGCCAACACTCAAAGAATCCTACAAGCCGCCGTAGAGGACGCTAAAGCCGAAATCGGAATTGGTCTAGTAGACGCCCTAGAATCCGCTTCACAGGCTATGGGCGGGTCTAAAGGCATGGCAAACGCCATATCAGACGGTGGCGAAGTAGTCGGAGACCTTACCCGAGGCGTAGGTATTCTGGCGTCAGAACTAATTAAACTTACAAAAGGTTTAACAAACAACGGCGACGCAGCCAAAGAAGCCGAAGAAGGCCAAAACCTTGTCAGAGACGCAGTAAAACTCTATTTTGGTCAAATTGGGCTAATCGTTCCCGCCCTCGGTATTTTTAGCAACGCTCTACTAGAGCAAGGCACAGCCTCCCGCATAGCAGGACAAGAAACCTCATTTTTAATTGGTCAAATAGCAGCTCTACGCAAGGCTCAGACCTCCGGCATATTCGCCGAGCAAGAGGCCGCCTACCAGTTACGAGTCACCACAGAAGCCGAAGAAGCTGCTACAGACGCAACGAAAAAGAACACCACGGCAAAAGTTGGCAACACTCAAGCTACAGACATGCTCACAAAAGCCGAAGAAAAACTAGAAGCACAGTACGACAATCGTTTAACAAAAATGACAAACACGGCTAAAGCCCTAGACACCGAAATAGGTAAACTCCACGACGCCCGTAAAGCCGTGGACGATTATGTAGCAGCAACAAGCCAAACCCTTAACACCATTGACCTAGCAAGTATCTTTGGTGGAGCAGTCGGAGCAGACGGAAAACTAGTCGCTGGAGACTTCGTAAACAGTTTTAACACGGCAGTAGACCAGGCGCCATGGTTCGGCAACGTCCTAAACGCCCTTAAACAACGCGGAGTCGATCAAACAC